TAATTACTGGTACAAGGATACTACTTTTAAAGAAATAGATCATGACATTTTAGACTTAGATTACAAGAGCAAGGTTAGTTTTAGTCAAAAACCAGAAGAGTTTAAGCAATTAAGAATTCCTTCTCAAACTGCAGTTCCAGCAGAAGGAGAGATATATACAAAATCAATATCTGCTGGGTGCGTATTTACTATAGGACCATTTATGGCACCAAACAAAGATATGGCTTTTTGGGGAGAAGAGATAATGATGGCAGCAAGAGCATATACACACGGATATGACATGCTGGTACCAAAGCAACAATTTATGTATCATTTATATTATAATCATGAGCATCCAAATCCTGAAATCAATAGAAGAAAGATATTCTGGCATGATTTTCCAGAACATTTTGAAGCCATGAATGCAAAGTCTAGAGAAATTGTTTATAAGACACTTACAGAAGGAACAGTAGGAGACGGTTTTCTTGGAACAAAAAGAACCTTGGAACAATATGGAAAATTTGCTGGACTTGATTTTGTAAATGGAGAAGTCTTATAGCAGGTATAAAAATACCCCCAAAGATTTCTCAAAGGGGGTAAATTTATTTATATGTTACTTTGGAAATTTACTCATCCACATTCTGGTCTTTGGGGTAATACCCTTCCATGAAGACCAGTCTTCTCCGCCATTTGTCATATAGTATGTAATCTCTGCATTCTTGACGGGATTAAATAGTTCGGCGTTAGAGTCAAGATCAAACTTGGTTCTACGGTCAGGACCAAGGGCATCAATCATATTGATTTGGAACATTCCATAGGATGAGTCGCCAGTCTTGTGGTTGCCGTTAAAAGCCAGTGGTCGCCCATTAGACTCTTTCTTAGCAACCGCCCAAGCAACTACAAGGTCTTTGCCCTTGAAGCCTACTAGCGAAAGCAGTTCCTTTAGTTCTAAATCAGTAAGAGAAACCTTGTTCTCAAAACTCTCTAGTTTTTTTGCCTTAGAAACCAAAAAAACCTCTTTCGAGGTGGTTTCCGATGTCTGAGCCTGTTCAAGGCTAAGATTATTCTTCGTGCTTAGTTCTGGGGTAGCATTAGCAGCATTAGAAAAAACACTGACAAGTGCTACGATACTGAGTGTGCTAATGATCTCTTTGTTTCTTTCGATAAATTTAATCATAGTTTCCTCCTTAGAAAACAATAACACCCTGGTAGGTGTTACTACCAAGTATAACACAAAATTTTACCAAAAGTCAACTTTATAGGGTGGTATAATAAATATTATGCCTGTATCATCATCTAATTATCCTACTATGAAGTATCCTATTGCTTCTGATCCCGTGAACGTACACGGAGATTTTAAGGTATTGGTAGATGCTTTGAATAATATTCTGCCACCGTTAGGTATGACTAGTGTTTCTTCTCCTGTAAGAAACAACACAAACTTGCCGTTTTCTGCTTGAACTCCCGTATACATTACAGGAAATGTTTCTCATTCTGGACAAATGAAAACAACAGTTGAAAGATATAATCCATCTGGACTCAACCACAACCCAGATGCACCTATACTTGGTTTGATACAAACAGGAATTTCTGCAATGAGTGATGGTGTTGCTGTTGTGTCTGGAATTTTACAGATGAACACCTCTGGTCTTGGTGCTCCAGGAACAAAGGTTTATATTAATTCAAACGGTGAACTTGTTGGTGGAAGACCTTCAACTGGTCCAGCAAGATATGTTGCCGTTGTTGCTGTTCAGGGAGCGCAAGGTTTAATAGTTGTGCAGACAAAAGGCAACGGTACATGGGGAGCACTCAAAGACGGATTGTCGTGATATAATAACATTATGGCAACTCTAAGAGGATCTCAAACATCATACGATATAGGAAATAAACCACCTACAGTTATTTGGACTGTTGTTCGTGGAGACACTTCTGGGTTTAAGGTTTATGTAACAGATGATGCCAAAGAGCCACTAATTCTAAAAGGTGAAGGATCTGAGTGGGACATTGCTATGAAGATAAAGCGTCCAAATCTTCCATCAAATCTAGGTGTTATAACTGATGATGCAGAACTTATTTTAAATCTATATCCAGTTGCAGACGAAGATGATCTTGTTGGAGAGTTTACAGTATGGCTTACAGCAGAAGAGTCTATTCAACTTGAAACAGGAGACATCTTTGATATTCAAGTATCAGACCCAACAAGAGTCTGGACAGTTGCTCAGGGTAGCATGAAGATTCTTGAAGATGTAACAGATTAATGGCAACAGCAGTAATTATTGACGATCTACAAAACAAAACAGAACGAATATTTCCTATAGACTATCCAGAAGTTCAAATAAAAGACTTCTTAAGAAAAACAGTTATAACAGAAGTCTTGCCTTTTAGGGTTAAGTTCACAGCAATTCAGATTCAAGCCATTGGTTTGGGAAATACCCCAGCGATTCCACTTCAGGTTATTGGCTATAGTAACTATATTCTCTAATAATATTATTAAAAGGGGGTTATAATTGCCACATGGCTAAAGTATCAATTCCAGCAGTTAAGAGTCTATTCCAAACTGGAGATAGACCTACTCAAGAAAACTATGAAGATTTAATCGATACCGCTTCTGCTCAAGCAACAGACTTGGGTTCAGCAGGTAACAATGAAAACACAATCACTGGTATTGAGAACGTAACTGTTGTTGATAACTTTGACGCTACAGTTTGGCGAATGGTCAAGTATATTGTTTCAATATCAAAGACTAGTGCAGGGGACAACAAGTTCTATGCAACCGAACTCACAATTCTCGTTGACGGTACAAATGTAAATGTCAGCGAATACGGAACAATCGACAATGATGGGAATATTGGCACCATTAATGTCTCTCGCACTGGAAATACCGTGGCCTTAACAGTCACTCCAGATCCTGCGATCAAGCCAGTCACAGTTCGTTTTGCACGAATTGGACTTAAGGCATAACTAAGGAGATATAAAAAATGGCAACAGTAAATAAAGATTTTAAGATTAAGAGTGGACTCGTCGTTGAGGGCCTACAAGGTACAATCAACGGTGAAGTAATTCTTACAGAAAACGCAGGAGATCAATACATCCTTGACCTCATTGGCGGAGAAACACTTGTAAAGTCAGTTTCAGCAGAATTTGATGTAAGTGGTGCTGGAGAACTTTCAATTGATCGTGCTACAGTAGATGCTTATTACGATGCAGCAGGTTCTGCTTCATCAGCACAAACAGCAGCAAACACATACACAGACAATCGTGAGACTGCTATTACAACTGCTTATCAGAACTACGCTGACACAGCAGCAGGAAATGCAGAAGACGCAGCCAACTCATATACAGATGGCCGTGAAACTGCTATTACTTCTGCTTACCAGTCATATGCTGACACAGCAGAAACAGATGCTAAGGCATACACAGATGCTCGTGAAACAGCAATTACATCTGCTTACCAGTCATATGCTGACACAGCAGAACAAGATGCTAAGAACTACGCAGATGACTTAATCAATGATGCTTCAAACCTTTCAACAGAGGTTTGGTCAGCATACAAGACAAATACAGAAATTGGTCTTGCACAGGCAGCAGCAGAACTACATGCAGATAATGCGGTAGCAGCACTTATTGATGCTGCACCAGCAATGCTTGATACTCTTAACGAGTTGGCAGCAGCACTTGGTGATGACGAAGACTTTATTGGAACTGTAAATGCAGCAATTGGAGAAAAGGTAGCCAAGTCTGGCGACACAATGACAGGTGCTTTGACACTTTCAGGTGCGCCAACAAGTAACCTCCATGCAGCAACAAAGGCATATGTTGATTCAGCAGAATCAAATGCAATTTCTACAGCAGAATCTTATACAGATGGAGAAATTACAACAGCACTTTCAACTGCTCAGGGCTATGCAGACACTGCAGAGTCAGATGCTATTGCAGCAGCAGGATCTTATACAGATGGTGAAATCACAACTGCTCTTTCAACAGCACAAGGATATGCAAATACAGCAGAACAAAATGCTATTGCACATGCAGATGCACTTACAACAGATGATGTAGCAGAAGGAACAACACAGTACTTCACAGATGCTCGTGCTAAGACTTCAGCAGCAGCCCTTTTGACTGGTGCAAATCTTACAAACATCACAATTACAGGAACAGGTGCAGGACTTACTATCACCGCAGAAAACGGTGTAGCAGATTCTACAACATCTGATCTTGCAGAAGGTACACGACTATACTTCACAGATCAGAGAGCAATTGATGCGATTCAAGATACAACACCAAACTTCACAGCAGTTGAGATTAACTCAGTTGCTAAGAATGTTGCAGGAACAACAGTAGTTCCAACAGCAGGAATTGCAACAGCATATTCATGGGCTAAGGCTGACTACCGTTCAGCAGAGTTCCTTGTAAAGGTTGCTAATGGTGACCACACAGAAGTGTCAAAGGTACTTGTAACACTTCACGCCAACGATAACATTTCAATGACTGAATATGGTATCGTCGGAACAAATGGTTCTCTTGGTTCTGTTTCAGCAGCAATCTCAGGGAACGATGTACAACTTCGTGTAACTACAGCAAATAACACTTCAACAGTTACAGTTGTTGGAACACTTCTAGTTTAATAAAAAATAAAAATAGTTGGAAGAGGGAGTAGTAAATGACAACAGTCGATAAAGACTTCAAGGTCAAGAATGGATTAGTCGTAACAAACGGCGGTACATTCGGAGATGCAGTAACAGTAGGAGCACCAACTCTTGCAGACCATGCAGCAACCAAGGAGTACGTTGATAACCGTTCAATGGCTGTTGGATCAACTGCTCCTTCTTCACCAACTAATGGAACAATGTGGTTAGACACTCTAACAAACAGAGTTAATTTCTATTACGAAGGTTCTTGGTATACCCAAGCAACTATCGATGATACAAACAACTTACCACAGCACATTCACGATACCGCAATTGATGGAACTGGTTTTATAGTATCTCAGTTCTATGAAGGTGGATCATTCAACAGCCCATTGGGTGTAGGTTTGGATGCAGGTGGCCCTTCTACAACAGAATGGACAGTTGTATTCGATGGCGGTAGTGTAGTAGATAACTTCAATTAAAACAGGGGTTATAATAAGATAAGTTAATGGGCAGCCCCCATAAGGAGAATATATAAATGGCAACAAGAATGCAACAGCGCAGAGGAACTGCAGCACAATGGACGGCTGCAAACCCAGTATTGGCAGCAGGTGAAATTGGTTTTGAAACCGACACAAATAAATTTAAAATGGGTAACGGCTCCTCAGCATGGACTGCTCTACAGTACTTTGCTAATGCAGCAGAACTATCAGCAATTATTGATGGTGCCCCAGATCTTCTAAATACTCTTAATGAGTTAGCAGCAGCAATTGGCGATGACCCACAGTTCTTTGCAACAGTTGGACAAAATCTTACAACACACATAAATGATTCAACTATGATTCACGGCATTGCAGATACATCTGCTCTAGCACTTCAGAGCCATGTTAATACTGCAGCAACAGACGCTGCTAATGCACTTTCAACACACAACTCAGACACAACCCTAGTACATGGTATTCAGGACACAGCAGATTTAGCACTTAAGTCAGAAGTTCAGGGAGCACGAGATGACGCTTCTGGAGCACTTTCAACACACACTGCAGATACAACATTAGTTCATGGTATCGCAGATACATCTCTTCTTGTTGTACAGGCTGATCTTTCAGCACACAATTCAGAAACAGAAAACGTACATGGAATCGCAGACACATCAGCACTAGCATTGCTAACAGATGTTTCTGATCACAATGCAGAAACAGCAAACGTACACGGTATTCCAGATACATCTGTTCTTGTTACACAATCAGATCTTTCAAATGCAGTTTCAGAAGCAACTGTAGATCAGGAAGCACTTGCAGGAACTGGAATTGACTGGAACTCTGTTGATCAGAGATTCGATATCAGTTCAACAATTGCAACAAAACAGTATTCAGATGATGCAGTATCAACACACAATGATGATACATCAAATGTACATGGAATTGCAGATACATCACTTCTTGCAACAAAGTCTTACGCAGACACTGCAGAAGCAGATGCAATTACAGCAGCAGGCACTGCAGCAGATTCAAAGATTGCAACAGCCGTTGCAGCACTTACAAAGTCATCAGTTGGCCTTGGAAATGTTGATAACACTTCAGATGCAAATAAGCCAGTATCAACTGCTGCACAGACAGCACTTAATGCTAAGTTGAATCTTTCTGGTGGAACACTAACAGGAGCACTTACACTATCAGGTGCACCAACATCAGATCTACATGCAGCAACAAAGCAGTATGTTGATGGACTTGCAGCAGGAATCAACTTCCACCAACCAGTAGTTGCAGCAACATCAGGAAATCTTGCTGGTACATATAACAACGGAACAAATGGCGTTGGTGCAACAATTACAGCAGCATCAAATGGTTCTATTGGAACAATTGATGGAGCATCAGTTTCTGTTGGCAACAGAATTCTTCTTCGTGCACAGACAGACGCAAAGCAAAATGGTGTTTACACAGTAACAGCAGTAGGAAGCGCTGGAGCACCTTGGGTTGTAACCCGTGCAGCAGATGCAGATAATAATCCTGCAGGAGAGTTGGCAACAGGTGACTTCGTATTCGTAACATCTGGTTCAACAAATGGCTCTAAGGGATATATCTTGAGCACAACTGGAACAATTACAGTTGGAACAACAGAAATTTCATACTCACAGTTTAATGCTTCTGAGGCTGTAATTGCTGGTACAAACATTGTAAAAACTGGAGAGACAATCTCTGTTGCAAATGCTCCAACTTTCTCTGGACTAGTTACAGCAGCAGCAGCAGGTGTAGCATTCTCAGACGGTACACAGACAATGGAAGGTGTACCATCACGTACTCCAATCATTCAGAAGACAGCATCATACACACTTTCAGCACTAACTGAAAGAGATGACTTGATCGAAATGGGATCATCTTCAGCGATGACTCTTACAATCCCAACAGATGCAACTCTAAACTTCCCAATTGGAACATCACTTGATATCCTTCAGACATCAACTGGACAGGTTACAATTGCAGGAGCAGCAGGAGTAACTGTTAACGCAACACCTGGCTTGAAACTTCGTACAACTTGGTCATCTGCAACTCTATTCAAGAGAGCAGCAAATACATGGGTTGTCTACGGCGACTTGACAGCGTAATACAAAATTCAATAAGAAATTAGGAGATCAACATGGCAGCAGGTAAGAAATCAGGTAGAAGGTCCCAAGCATCAAATGACTTTTTGGAACCACTAAAGCCAACAGGTGTTTCTGGAACAGACATAGGAACAGGACGGGCATTTACTAATGGTGCAGTTTCTGTATCATTTTCTCTACCAGCACTCTCACCTGCTGCTACCTCCTTTACAGTAACAGCAAGCACAGGACAGACAGCAACTGGAGCATCTTCTCCAATTATTGTTCAAGGAATTGCTTCTGGAGCAACACCAACATTTACTGTAACAGCAAGTAACGCAGCAGGAACATCTGCTGCTTCTGATGCTTCATCTGCAGTTACAGTAACCACTGTACCAGCAACCCCATCTGCACCAACAGCAACAGCAGGAGTTGATCAAGATACATTAAACTGGACAGCACCATCAAACGGTGGAAAGGCAATTACTGGATACACCTGGTCATCATCAGATGGAAAGAGTAATTCAGTAGCAGGAACATCTGCAACTATTCCTCAAGAAGCAAATACAGCACAGACATACACAGTTGTAGCAACAAATGCTAATGGAAGTTCTGCAGCATCACCAGCATCTAACAATGTTACTACTATTGCTCCGTTCTTCCCATTCTTCCCGCCATTTTTCCCTCCATTCTTCCCTCCATTTTTCCCACCATTCTTCCCGTTCTTCCCACCATTCTTCCCATTCTTCCCGTTCTTCCCACCGTTCTTCCCACCGTTCTTCCCATCGTTTGGTGGAAACAAGTGGAGCCCAAGAGCAACGTGATATAAAAAGTAAAGTAAAGGTATACCACATCATAAAATTTGGTGTGGTATACTTTTATTTAGGCAGGTTAACAATAGATAGGAATCAAAATGTCAGTATATGATGAAAATGAAACTCCTTGGTTTACTAAGGATAGATCAGAAACAGCAGCAAACAGATACTCAGATAGACAAATAGGGAACAACATTTTGGTTGAAAATCCAGCACTTGGAATTAATATATATAGAAATGTTTTTTCAAAACAAGATTCCGAAAGATATATAAATACTCTTGAGTCAAACTTGGGCGGTAGCGGGAAATATCAGTGGTCAGAAGCAAAGGTTACTAACTCAGATATTCCAATTAAAAAGGCTAGAGATGCTGTAGACTTTAAATACAAGCAAGAAAACCTTGGCCCAAGAGATGAACATAATTCTGAGTTACTTGACTTGCATGAAGAGATATATCAAAAGTTAAAGTTTTGTGTTGACGACTATGCAAGATATTGGGGAATAAATGTTGTTTATTATGAAGCATTTAACTTCGTAAAGTATGAAGGAGAAGGAAAGCACTTTAATATTCATGCGGATCATGGACCAGCGTATAACTGTACGGTTTCTGCAGTAATTTATATCAATGAAGACTATGAAGGCGGAGAGATCAGGTTCCCAAGATTTGATGGATATACTCATACTCCAAAAGTTGGAGACATAATTCTTTGCCCATCAAACTATATATATGAACATGCATCATTACCAATGAAATCGGGGACAAAGTATTGTGTTGTCGTAATGACAGACATTAATGAATTAGGACATAAGTAGTGTCTTTAAACCCAAATGTTGCAATATTTAGATCATTTAGGCCATGGTTAAATAAAGAAAGTAAGTCTGTTCCAGGTCCAACTCAAGGTGTAATTCCAGAATGGTACAAGGATGCAGACAGATTTGCAAAAATGCCAAATGGGGATTATTATAAAGCACCAAAAGAGGTTTGTCCATTTCCAAAAGAGGGAACTACCGATGACTATGGAAAGATTCCAACTTGGAAAGCGTGTCCTGCAATTATGGATGCATTTTCAACTGGATATGTTTTTAAAACCCCTTGCGATCTAACATTTTTTAAAAATGCTCAAGGAATAATTAATGTAAAGGTTGAAGAGACAAAGTATCAAGACTTTTGTACACAAAGACCACCAATGCCACAGTTTGAACACCCACTTGGATATTACAAGCACCATTTTGCTTGGTCTGCTGATTGGGGTTTAGAGTTACCAGAAGGATATAGTGCTCTATTTATGACACCAATGAATAGATTTGATCTACCATTCTTAAATACTACTGGTGTTGTTGATTCAGACAAAGTTCACCTCCTTGGAAGTTTTCCGTTTTTTATTGCTGAAGGATGGGAAGGAACCATTCCAGCGGGAACTCCGTATCTCCAAGTTCTTCCTTTTAAAAGAGAAAACTGGGAGCATGAAATAGAAATATTAGATCAATCTAAAATTTATGATAAAATGGTAAAGAACATGCAGTTTTATCGCCAGCCAGATGGCGGGGTATACAAAAATAAAGTCTGGTCACGAAGAGAATATAGATAAGGAATATATTATGCAAACATGGACAGAGAAGAAAGATCTTGGCAATGGAATCTTTTGCTACAAGGATGTTATTAAAAAAGAGTTTGATGTAATCAATAGACTTGAGAACACCCTTGGATCAGTTGCTGGTTATGGAGAGTTGTCACCAGAAGGCAAGAGATACCACTGGATGCCAGCATATGTTGGATATCAACAATTAATGCCAGACTATAGAGACTGTGCAGACTTCAAGTTTAAGAAAACAGACATAGAACAAGACAAGAGTGAAGATTCTCTTAAGTTGCAGTCTTTATGGCAGGATATTTACGATGCACAATCCGCAGCAGTTGAAGACTATAGAAGAGACCATAATATTATGCCTCTAAAATATTGGGAAGCATTTAACTTTATTAAGTATGGTCCAGGACAGCACTTTAAGGAACACCACGACCATGGTTATTCATATAATTGTACAGTATCTCTTGTTGCATATGTTAATGATGACTATGAAGGCGGAGAACTTTTCTTTAGGCTACAGGGTTTGAACATAAAGCCAGAGGCTGGAGATCTTTATATATTCCCTTCTAATTTTATGTATCCTCATCAGGCAATGCCAGTTCATTCTGGAACAAAGTACTCTATTGTAACAATGCTTGATTACAGCAAGAAATACCACACACCAGATATGTATGACCCAAAGTGGGACAATGAGTAATGTACAACATATCGGTTGAAAAGGCTCCAGGCTGTATATTTGAAATAACTCCTATGTCTATTAAAAGAGACTGGATGGATGCTACCTCAGAAAACCACGCTTATAGATGTTTTCCAGTAACTCAGGCAAACGTCATAGGTTATAGTCTTTCCTGCAAAGAAGATATTGAGTTTATTTGGGACGGTATAAATGATCAGACGCAAGACCACGTTACCATATTTAACCCAGATAGAGCATATTCTGGAAGAGGGCAGTCATCAGTAAGCCTAGATACATCTTTAATATTTAGAACAGATAAAGATGTTAGTATATTTACTATTAATCCAGTAAACTATTTTAGTGATGAGTTTGAAGTAATGTCATCATTAATAAGTACATCATTTTATGACAACCCATTACCACTGGCTATTAAGGCAAAGGTTGCAAATAAAAAGGTTACAATAAAGGCTGGAACACCAGTTGCAACAATTATTCCAATATCTTTAACACAACTAAATAACACAGTTATAAACATTGTAGAGTATAGAGATGAAGATAGAAAAAGACTAGAAGCAAATATTGCTTACGGCGAAGCAGCACAGGTTTTAAACTCTTCTGGAGAATGGACTGACTGGTATAGAAATGCTGTTAATGAAAAACAAGAGTCTCTTGGATCACATGAAGTAAAAACTTTAAAACTTAGTGTAAAAGATAATACTGGTGCACAATGAGTGAACTAAATATGACACACGACGATATGGTAAATGAGTATCTTAAAAATGCTAAAGAAGGCAAGGTTGGTCATTATATGATAACTGTATCTAGAGATGGAGAGTCTCCAGTAAGATCAATAATCTCTTTTGATAATATTCAGCAAGCGCTAGAAGGTTATGAAATGTATCAAGATGCAGGATTTGCTAAAGACTATCTAACTGTGTCTTTATACCAGCCATCTGGAAATACTCTTACAAAGGTTTTAAAAAGAAATCATGCAGGAGATCCATCTTTTGTTAGGCAAAACTACATAGACACTGTTGAGGCACTTCATGGTTTAAAAGATAAATTAAGCAAAGAAGATTATGAAGATGTATGTATTAAGATCGTGACTTCTTTTGCAAAAGATAACTGGAGATTTAGTATAGAAAGATTCTTAAAACAACTAGAAATAGAAAGGACATTGTAGGGTACAAACCCTATGATATAATCAAATTATGGAAAATATAAATGCCTCTGTTGTAGTAAGAAAGCCGTCTATGACTCCTTCTGGATGGTTCGGAAGTAGTAAAGATATGATCGTTGAGTTAGAAAACTTTATGACTCAAGAAGAAATAGACTTCTTAGAAAAGGCTGCAAAGTCTTTAACTATCTGGGATGTAACAGAAAGCCATGTAAACGAAAATGGTACAGTCGTTTATGACTCAGACTACTGGAAAGACAGAGTTGCAACTAGCCCAACTCTAGACAAAAATGATCCAGCAATTGCCCCAGTTATTGCGGGATTGTTTCAAAGATTAAAGCCAATCGTTGAAGAGTTTTATAAGGTTGAAGTTATACCAACAGGGACAACAATCGTAAAGTGGCTACCAGGACAGTTTCAAAAGCCACATGCCGATAAAGAACTTCATGAAGGTCCAGATGCTGGACTTCCTAACGACTTCCCTAATTACGATCTTTCAAGTTTATTTTACCTTAATGATGATTACGAGGGTGGAGAATTATACTTCCCTCTTCAAGGTGTTAAATTTAAGCCTAAGAAGGGTGCAGCATATTTTTTCCCTGGAGATAAGAACTATATCCATGGGGTAACAGAGATAAAGAGTGGACTAAGGTTTACTTGTCCGTTCTTCTGGGAAATTGTTAAGCATACTGGTGATAGACAGCCATGACAAATGAAGAGTTTGAGTTTGTAGAGATATATCCAAATATTGTTGTTTACAAAAATGTTTTTGAAAATCCAACAAAGATGTATGATATTGTAAAAAACTCTTCAGAAGTTGAAGGTGATAAAGTTTTTGGTGAGTGGTCAGAATGGTCCATCTTTGGAAAATATATTAATTATCCAGCAGGAGAATATTTTAATAGAGACTGGAGTTATACAAATCTACAGACTATAGAAACTTACAATCAAGTACAAAATGATCAGAAATACTTCTTACTAGAGTTGGCAAAAGGTTTTGACAAGGTTACAGATCATTATATTTCAAAATTTGGAAAAGATTTTGATTTTGACAAAACAGAAAATATACAGACAAAAGATGGAGAACTTGTTCCTTTATGGAGAATGTATGGCCCATCAATTTGCAAATATCATAAAAATATGGAAGACATAATGTCTATGACATATCATTCTGACTTTATAAGAGAGCCAATCCCTAGCCCAGGATATAAGTTTGCTATAACAGCAAATGCATATTTTAATGAAGACTACGTTGGTGGAGAAATTGACTTTTTTGTAAATGGAGAACTTATAAAATATAAGCCAGAGGCAGGCGATTGGCTAGTATTTCCTTCTGGACACCCAGAGGTATTAAGGAAAGGTGATACCGTATATCTTCACGGAGTGTTTCCTTCCTATGAAAATGAGAAGTATTTTGCAAGAATGTACTGGAGAAAGTATAGTATAGGCAGTCAAGAATGGTTTGACAAAGAAAATGAGTTTGGGAAAGAGGTCTGGGCAAGCATGCAAAATGACATAATCCAGGAGTATAATAAGACAATCCCAAATAGATTTGAAATACCAGAAGGAGTAAGAGTAAGATGAATCTAGAAAACAAAAAAAGAATAACAAAAGATATCGTTGTTTATGAAGACTTTATAAGCAAAGAAGACTGTAAGAAAATGATTCAAGCACTTGATGCTCAAGCAGAATCAGGCAAGTTGTCTTGGATGCCAATATCTTTTTATGAGTCATACTCATCTGTGTTACCACAAGATAATGATCAAGAAATTCTTGATGCTGATCTAAGCCCAACAATGTTTTCAGATATTGAAAATAAAATGCCAGAAGCAATAGCATCAGTTCATGACCTTGATCCTAAGATTATTTCAAAAATTGGATACCACACTCAGAAGTGGGAGCCAGGAGCCTATGCCAGAAAGCACTCAGATAATACAGATGAACACGGAAAGTCTGGAGCATTTACAAGAAGTAGATACGCAGGATTTTTATATCTCAATGATGATTTTGAAGGTGGGCTTCTTCGTTTTCCAGATCAAGATATAGAGATTAAGCCTCAAACTGGAATGCTTGCTGTTTTTGACGGGGGATTTAATAATATGCACGAAGTAACCCTAATAACAAAAGGAGTAAGGTATACAATAGGTTCCTTCTGGGATGACAGAGAAGAATCAGACTACCCACAAGAAGTTAGAGATGCTTGGGCAGCAGAAATGAAAGAAACTAGAGCCAAGCAAGAAGTTGAAAGAGCAGAATGGCAAGAGTTATTAAAACAAGGTTGGAAACTAGATGCTGACGGCAATAAGTATAAAGTGGGTGACTTATAGATGGAAGTTTTTTTAAAAAAAGAATTTGAAGAGGCTGGGTATGATGTTGAAGTTTTTCATGATCATGTTTTGTTTGTAAAAGATTTTTTAAACGAAGAAGAACTTCAGGCTATTCTAAAAATAATTGAAACAACTGACAATGAAGATTGGTCTATTGAATATACTAAGAATCTTGCTAGATTTTGCATGGAAAAATTTGGAAGAGACGATGTGGATAACTTGGTAGCAGAAGGAAAGTTTGAAATTACGGTAGGCTGGGAAGATAAAAATTTAGATATTACAAGCGAAGAAATTTGCAAAACTCTTCAAGAAAGGCTTGGAAAGTTACTACTTTTAGCAGACGAAAGTCTTGAACTTGCTGGGTTTGGCACTATGCAAAGAATGCAGCCAGGTGTTGAGTTAAAGTCACACACAGATCAGCACACAGACCCATCTATTAGATATGCTGCTATACTTTATATTAATGACGACTATAAGGATGGAACTCTGTTCTTTAAAAATAAAAAGGATTCAGATCTAAGGCCAAAGCCAGGGACCTTGCTTGTATTTCCAGGAAACGAAGAGTACGAGCACGGTGTTAGAACTGTTGGAGAAGGACCCATTAGATATGTAACTGTAGGCTTTATGAAGGTCACAGGGTTTTATGAAAAAAATAAATACTAAGGAGATACAAAATGGATAGAGAAATACTTGAAGAAAAGGTTTACTATTACACAAACGTAATTGAAGACCCAAAGAAACTTGTTGAGGCAATTGAGAATGATAATCAAGACCCTTGGGGCGAGTGGATGGCGTGTAGTGGACAAGAGTATGTTTATGGAACAGATAAGAGTATCTCACAGGCAGATCCTTCAGATGAAAAAAACACATACATCTACGAAACACTAAGAAAGGCTTTTGATGATGTAGCAAGAGACTACGCAGCAGCACACGGAATAACAGAAGAGCCAAAACTTTTCCCAACATATCCAATTAAGAAGTATATGGCTGGAACATTTATGGGTGCTCACTTTGATCAGCAAGAGGGAGATGAAAGACTTAAGGTTTCTTTTGTAATGTACCTTAATGACGATTATGAAGGTGGAGAAATTTCTTTCACAATTAGAGATCCAAAGGGTCCTATTCAGGGGCCAACTCCTAATGAAGACTTTGCAACTGCAGATCCTTCAGCCTATCATTTTGCAGTTAAGCCAAAGGCTGGAAGTATTATTGTGTTTCCTCCATCACCACCATATCATCACACTGCACACTTAGTCAAGAGTGGTGAAAAGATCATGGTTCCACAACACTGGATTCACTAATATTTATTTTGTTATATTAGAAAGTAATATACAAGATGTCTAATAACTTAATTCAATTTTTTCCTTTGCCAGTGAAAAATTTTGAGTACTTGTTTCCAGAGCCAGTTTCGTGTACAAAATATATACCTTCTTGGTATAAAAATCAGCCATCTTCTTTTAGCAAGGAGAATGAGTCAAGAGATGCAAACTTAACAGTAAAAAAATGTCTTCCATTTTTTGACTCTTTGTCTATGGGGTATTTTTTAAGAATGCCAGTTGACCTATATATAAATACAAAGAATGGTAAATCAGAATGCAATATTCCAGAAGAGTTTTTAAAAATAAAAAACAGAATAATTGGATGGCACACATCAGATCATATATCTCATTATCCTGCTAACTTTGATATTTATTTAAAAGATCTTTTTAGGATTAATCCTATGTGGATGACAAGAACCCCTCCAGGATACAGTACTTTGTTTATGTCTCCCATGCATCAAGAATATTCTCCATTGAAAGCAATAGAGGCTGTTGTAGATACAGACAAATTCCTAACTGATGGTTTAAACTCATTTTTTTTAGAAAAAAACTTTGAAGGAGTTATAAAACAAGGAACTCCAATACTTCAGGCTATACCATTTAAAAGAGAGTCTTGGGAGATGGTTATTGATTTAAATCACGATCCAGAAGAGATATATACTCAAAACAAGCGTGGAGACTTACTATATCCAAATGCATATAGAAGCATGGCTTGGGAAAAAAAGAATTTTAATTAATCATAAAGATTAAGAATAGGGTGAGAGTTTTACTTTTTTAAAAACTCTGCTATACTTAAGACTATTCCGTTTTAGAAAGGACGAAACATATGTCAGATTTTTTTAGTTTTAAACTTCCAGAGGATTTTGTAGAAAAGTATAAAAGCCAAGAAAGCCCATTTGGATTTAAAGATGCAGCAGAAAACTCACTTGGAGAAATTACTTTTATCCGTACTTATTCTCGCATGAAGGAAGATGGAACTAAGGAGAGATGGCATGAAGTTTGTCGTCGTGTAATCGAGGGCATGTATTCAGTTCAAAAGAATCATGCTAAGGAAAACCGTCTACCATGGAATGACTATAAGGCTCAGAAGTCAGCACAAGAAGCATTTCAAAGAATGTTTGAATTAAAGTGGACACCACCAGGACGAGGCATGTGGGCATTTGGAACACCTATGACTATGGAGAAGAAGAACTCTGCAGCACTACAAAACTGTGCAATGGTGTCTACCAAGGACCTTGATAAGAATGATCCAGGAGCCCTATTTGCTTGGGTTATGGATGCTTTAATGCTTGGTATTGGTGTAGGGTTTGATACAGTGGGACAGGATAAGAATTTTACAATCTATGCCCCAACAGAACCAGAACAGATATTTGAAATCCCAGACACTCGTGAAGGATGGGTAGAGTCAGTACGACTCCTAATTAATTCATACCTAAGACCAAACCAAAATATTCAAAAGTTTAACTATGATTTGATCAGACCTCTTGGAGCACCCATTAAGGGCTTTGGAGGCGTTGCATCAGGGCCTGCACCTCTTATCAAGTTGCACGACCAGATAGACCGTGTAATCGGCTCCAGAGGCGGAGAAACGCTAGACTCTCGTGCCATCGTAGACTTGGTAAACCTTATTGGTACTTGCGTGGTATCAGGCAATGTCCGTAGATCAGCAACACTCGCTTTGGGTACTGCAGGAGACGACATATTCATGAATCTAAAGAATTCAGAAATGTTTCCAGAGCGTAACTCCTTTGATCCAGAAAATCCAGGTTGGGCTTGGATGTCAAACAATTCTATCTCAGCAGAGGTAGGAACAAAGTACGAAGACTATGTAGATTTAATTACGGAAAACGGAGAACCAGGTTTTATCTGGCTTGATGTTGCTCGTAATTATGGACGACTAAAGGATGCGCCAGACGGTAAGGATTATCGTGTGATGGGATTTAACCCATGTGCGGAGCAGCCATTGGAATCATACGAATTGTGTACACTTGTAGAAGTGCACTTGAATCGTCATGAGTCTAAGGAAGACTTCCTGCGTACCCTGAAGTTTGCATACCTATACGGAAAGACTGTAACACTTGTTCCGACACACTGGCCACAAACAAACGGCATCATGCAACGCAACCGCCGTATTGGTACTTCACTTACTGGTATTGCATCATTTGCAGATCAGAAAGGTTTGCCAACAGTTCGTGAATGGATGGACGAAGGATACAATAAGATTCGTCACTATGATCACCAGTATTCGGAATGGCTATGTGTTCGTGAATCAATTCGTGTAACAACAGTTAAACCATCAGGATCAGTTTCAATTCTTTCTGGTGCAACTCCTGGAGTTCACTGGGGTCCTGGAGGAGAGTTCTTCCTTCGTGCCGTTCGTTTTGGAAACACAGATCCAATGATTCATTTGTTCAAAGCAGCAGGGTACACAATTGAAGATGACGTAGTATCAGCAAACACATCAGTAGTTTATTTCCCAATTAAATCAGGTCATCCACGATCTGAAAAAGATGTAACACTATTTGAAAAGATTGCCCTTGCTGCAACTGCTCAAAAGTATTGGTCTGATAATGGAGTATCTGTAACATTGTCATTTGACAAAGACACAGAGTCAAAGCATATTGTTCCAGCACTGAATATGTACGAAGGACAACTAAAGGCTGTTTCATTCCTACCAATGGGAAACACAGTTTATCCACAGCAACCATACACAGGTATTACTGAGGAGCAATATGAGTCTTATATTGGTAAATTAAAGCACATTGATTTTGCTGCAATTTACGACGGAGCAGAGAACCTTGAGGCTCAAGGAGAGATGTACTGCACTACAGATTACTGTGAAATTAAAATAAACAAGTAGTCTTCTGTGGTAAAATAGACTCATAATGTCTACTCCATCAAACCTATATGCAGAAAAAGCCTTTGCCGAGCATCCAACTGGTCTATGGGCTTTGGATGATAACGCAGACTATGTTTCTTTAATCTCAGAGGCTCAGAGAGATCTTTCTAACTATCCAAAATGGACGGTAACGGGTGGAACTGTATCCGTATACACACAGTCAGTAGACGAACCATTTATTGACAGTTATGTTCATAGAATCGTTGCTACTCCAACATCTAGTGAGTCTGCATCCATTGTTGCAATAAGCGACGAGATCATGAACCTTAACGAACTCAATGCCTATCTAAAAACATTTTCTGTTGGAGCATATTTCTATTCTGAAAGCACCTACATTGCTGGTTTTGAAATTGGGTACAGATATGAAGATCCAACTAGCGCAGAGATAATTACACACTTAAAAAACTATGACACTATAATCAATAACAACTGGGTTTTTGTGTCAGAAACATTTGATACTCCTCCAGAGGATGCACAGATTCAACTAGTGTTTAAGATTAACTTTATTGGAGGCTCAGGAATAGAAGATGCCTTCTTAGTAAACGGAATAACTTTTGGACAATGGTCAGAAGAGTTTTCTTCCACATCTCTTGGGGTAACACCAATAGACATTCCATCAACAATTGCAATTGCTCCACAAAAGGGTATTGTTGCAAAATGTTATGGACTACAAGAACTTAATGGGTATTATTTGATTTCTGACAAGATGCTTAAAGCAAAAAACTTGGGAATTCCAATTGTTTACGGAACATCTAGTTTAACATCCCTGTATCCAAATGGAGTAAATCCATCGATCATAATCCCTGGGTTAGGATTTTTAAATGAGTCTGGAAAATTTAAACAGTATACTTTAGAAACTTGGCTTAGAGTTAACGCATATACAAATGACAGAAAGCGAATCATTGGCCCCATAGCCTCTGATGATGGAATCTATGTTGATGGTCCTTCAATTGGATTAAAGATAGGAGACGAGTATCAAACATATTATGTTGGCGAATGGACAAGGCCAATGCTCGTACACCTAAGACTTGGAAAAGATGTTGCCTCTCTTGTAATTAATGGGCAAGAGGTTATATCTTTTACTTATGATCCTGACACATTAGATTTTCCAGAAATGACTCTAAACGGAAAAGATCAAGACTGGATAGGCTTTTATGCACACGAAGATGTTTTCCCAATTGATATAGACTGTGTAGCAATTTATCCATATGTCATTCCTACTGCTGTCACAAAAAGAAAGTTTGTATTTGGTCAAGGCGTTGAAATACCAGAAAATATTAACACATCATATAGTGGAACATCTGTTTTTATTGATTACGCTTTTGCAAATTATTCTGCTAACTATCAGTATCCCAAGATAGGTTCTTGGAAGCAAGCCTTTAATGATAATACTTTAATTCAGGGCAAAGGTTTATCAGTATCAAAAAATCCACTTCCTCAAATTCTTCTGTCTTCAAAAACAGAAGATGAGTTGTTTTCAGACTGCAATGCCGTACAGTCATCAGACACACGAAACTTTTTTTCATTCAGACCAAACTCTAATTGGAACACCGTTTCTGGGCATATTCTATTTGAAAATTTTGATTTCTTAAAAAGTTCTGTGTCATCTTTTTACGGATGCTTTAGATTGCCACAGACATCTCCCCAAACACAAACTCTCTTTAGAATTGAAAAAGAAAATAGCAATAGTTATTTTGCAATAGAGTTACTTAATAATCAAATATCATATTCTATGAATTATAATGGAACCTTGCAAACCCTGTACTCTCCACTAGTTGCTGATCCAGGGGAGTTGGTTGATGTTGGATTAAATATTCCAGCCTTTGTTGAAAGATTTGGAGATCAAGCGTCAGACTTCTTTGGATCTTTATCTGATTTGAGATTGTATGCAGGTGGCAAAAAGAACAACACCTCAACTTTTACTGGTAAAATTTATAAGATTGGCTTTTGCACAAAATACAATTTTCAAAAAATCAGGGGACTGTTTAATGAAATAGGCGTACCAATATGGAACGAAGACCTATTCGCTATATATCAAAACAATCAGTTAATAGGTATCGATGGTGGAATAGACACTACATCAATGCCACCGTCTGGAGGCCCAACTTCAACTGCTCTGGGTGCCATATCTGGTGGAGTGGTTCTTATTGACGATGAAGACGCACTTATTGATCATGTTGCAAGTTATACCCTTGTTCCAAACAAGGTTTTTGATACTTACAAACTATCAGTATCTGCAAATGCTTATTGGGAAGATCAAATCCCATTGACTTATTTTGCTGAGTCTGTCATTGATAAAAGAGGAGACCAATATTTTGATCTTGACTTTATTCAATTTAACATTGACTATCCAGTAACATCAAAAACAATTGCAATAGAAACTGAGCCAGTTGAATGGACATACGCAGAACTTGCAAATGAATACGGTCTACCAGTTCAAAGAACCTATGAGTCACTTGATAATTATTTGTTTACTGGGTATAACGATTATGAAGATCTTAAAAATAAAATAGCAAAAGATTATAGATATGATACAGACGGAGCAATTGTAAAAAGTTATGTAACTTTTCAGTACACTGAATTAGGAGCAAATGCAACTCCATTCTATTTTACAAAAACAGAAAGACCCTCTAGAAATGGTATCCTGGTTCCTGGTACAGACTGGATGACAACAAGATATGAAGTTGTAGATAATATGATTATCTATCCACCTTCAGGCGTAGACTTTAATGATCTTTCTATTGTGACACATATTGACATGAACATTAAAGATTCTGATATTGGAAATGTTATTATTAAAAAACTTTCCTATGCCTCACAAGCATTAAACGAATCTGACGCAAGCCCAATTGGAACAAGGTTTGGAACTCCTATTTATCCTTACACAAAAACAGGAATCTATTATGACTTTAAAAAGCAAAATCCATTTTCGATATATAGCGGATCATCATCATACCTTTACTTAACCAAGACAAGCGGAATACAGGTTAGAGGAAAGTATGACCCACTAGTAAACAGAGGTCTTTTAATTCCAATCAATACTAGCAGAGCAGATGATTTTAAGGCAATTGCAATGCAGATGGCCGTTAGATTTGATGGAGACTATTTCCCATATGCACCTACACAAATATTTGAGATAGAAAGCAAAACGGCATACATAAAGTTCTATATGGTTGCAAGTGATCCAAGCGGAAGAAGAGCAAAGATTTATGCAATAGATGCAAAGACTGGCTTAGTCCAGAATGGAATAGGTTTTTATTGGAATGGCAAGATTGTCAAAGAGCCAGTTCTAACTCTTCAAGAGTGGGGATTCTTGGGTATAAGTTTTGCCGATAGCCTAATCTTCTCATCTTTCGAGGGAGCCATAAGACTAACAGGACCACTGCTATTTAATAGCATTTCATACTATCAGTCAACAAACCTACAAGAGGTCCAGAACGTTTCAGACAGACCATGGTTTAGAGTTAAGGTTTTGTCTGGGTCTGTTTTAGATTGGGAATTTTGGGATTCTCCTTCGTTTAACTGGAATAAGGTTCTTGTTTTGGCAGAAAGCAGTTTCTATGGGGTTAATCCAGCAGAGGTTTACAAGAGTTATACGGGAACCAATAAGTTGGTTGTTGGCGATGATACCCCTGTAACGTTAAAGGATTACGGATATTCTGTGTATACGGATATTAACTGGGTCAAATACGTTGTCGATCCAGTATGATATGGTATACTTGTGGTTATGGATTCTTTAATAAACCCAAAAACTGGTGAACCAATTGTAAAAAACGTTAGACGACAGGTCATTGAAAAGAACTATGACTGGGGTCTTTACGTGTATAAGAAGGCAAATGGCAAGTGGTTTACAGACGGCAATGGCTCTGTGCTTAATATTCCTTCAGATAAAAACGACATTTCTAGAATGGCAGAACTAAAAAAGACTGCAATGCATTATGGCGATCCAGGAGACGGCACCTGTGTGTTTGTTCCAGGTCTAACAAGAGTAAGCGAAGAAGAGTATTCAGAACAAGTTGATCGACTAAATGCTGGACTAATTCCTTCATTAAACGACCTTGGTGCTGTTCAAGCAGCAAAAGATACTATCGCTAAATATGGAGATGAGGACTAATCATGGAAGATAACCAGTACGAGATTGGTGCAAGAATTGATGATGTAGTAAAGAAGGACGACAGTTTTTCAAAGTCAGATCCATTTAACGGAAATTGGGACGCACTAAAATCTCTTGATGGACTAGAAGCAAATTTTAAAAGACGAATAAGCAGATCTTCAACAAAGATGGTTGAACCAACAACTCAATATACAACTGCAGCACTTGCTGGAAAAAGCGGTATTGACGGAGCACAATCAAAAGAAATTAACCCAGGTCTAGTATATGTAAACGGCTACGGAATGTTTGATGTAATTACTCCACCATGGAACCTTTATGAATTAGCAAATTACTACGACACTTCATTTGCAAACCACGCAGCAATTGACGCTAAGGTAGAAAACATTGTAGGCCTAGGATATGAGTTTAAGGTTTCTCAAAGAACAATGATGAGACTTGAGTCATCAGAAGATAACAGTGCAACACAGAAGGCAAGAAAGAGAATTGAAAGAACAAAGATTGAGGCAAGAGATTGGCTAGAGTCACTTAATGATGATGACTCATTTACGGCAACCATGGAAAAAGTTTACACAGACCTTCAGTCTACTGGTAATGGCTATTTAGAAATTGGTAGAACCACTCGTGGAGAAATTGGTTATGTTGGACATATACCAGCAACAACAATGCGAGTACGAAGAATCAAAGACGGTTATGTTCAGATCATTGGAAACAAGATTGTATACTTCCGTAACTTTGGAGCAAAGAACCAAAACCCATTAACAACAGATGCTAGACCAAACGAAATTATTCACTTCAAGCAGTACTCACCTCTAAACACATTTTACGGAGTGCCAGACATTATGTCGGCTATCAACTCACTACACGGAGACTCTCTTGCTTCACAGTACAACATTGACTACTTTGCAAACAAGGCAGTACCAAGATACGTTGTAACACTAAAAGGTGCAAAACTTTCTGGAGATGCAGAAGATAAGATGTTTAGATTCTTACAGACAAGTCTCAGAGGGCAGTCACACAGAACGCTATATATTCCACTTCCAGGTGATAGCGAAAATAACAAAGTTGAATTTAAGATGGATCCCATCGAAGACGGAATACAGGACGGCTCATTTAAAGAGTATCGTAAACAAAACCGTGATGACATTCTAGTAGCACATCAAGTGCCATTGTCTAAACTTGGAGGTGGCGATTCTGGATCTATTGCAGCAGCACTTGCACAGGATCGTACCTTCAAAGAGCAGGTTGCAAGACCAGCACAAAGACAACTTGAGAAAATGATCAATAAGATTATTCGTGAAAAGACAGACATCATTGAGTTTACGTTTAACGAACTAACTCTTACAGATGAAATTGCTCAGTCTCAAATCCTTGAGCGTTATGTTAAGAATCAGATCATGACTCCTAACGAAGCAAGAGTTGTTTTGGATATGCCACAAAGAGATGGTGGTGATGAGGTCCTGGACCTTAAGCCAGAAGCAGCAGCAGAGGCAACCACAACAAGAGCAAGAGACTCTGAAAGAACTAATAACAACTCTGATAGCACTTCAACAGTTGCTGGAAGAGCCCCAAAGGGTGAAGGAAGAAAAACTCCTTAATGTCCAATTTGTCCAAAATGTGAGACTTATATAAAATGGAGGGTATAATATAATGGTGAGCAATATATCCAAAGCCCATTGGAATACCGATGGCAATAATTTGCGTCTTTCTATGCCTCTTACCAAGGTAGACAAAGAGCGTAGAATGGTTTCTGGTTTTGCATCTTTAGACAATGTTGATAAGCAAGATGACATCGTAACAGCAGAAGCATCAATGGATGCGTTTGCAAAATTCAGAGGGAACATCAGAGAAATGCATCAGCCACTAGCAGTAGGCAAGATGGTTTCATTCAAAGCAGATAAGTATTTTGATCCAGACTCAAAGAAGTTTTATAACGGTGTATTCGTATCAGCATATGTTTCAAAGGGTGCACAAGATACTTGGGAAAAAGTTCTAGATGGAACACTAACTGGTTTTTCTATTGGTGGACGTATGAACAAGTGGGATGATGGGTTTGACGAGAAGTCAGACAAGGCAATTAGAATTATTAAGCAATATGATTTGATTGAGTTGAGT